CTTTGGTTAGAAAAATTTTTCTGTACTTCTAAAGGTGCTATGCCTTGTCTATTTCCTATTGTGTATTTATCATTACGGTTATACGTTCTTCTTACATCTTTAAGTTCGTCTAAACGTGGATCATTTTTTGTAAAATTAGGTGCTTGCGATTGCAAGTCCATCATACGGTTGTAATTTTTCATCTCCGGCCCCTCGTTAAAAGGGGTCGGAGTATTTTTTCTTTGTAAATATTGTGATCTTCTGTCTACCATTATACTCCTGGCATTATCGACTTAAGAATTACAATGACTATAAGGGCAACTATACCGGCTTTAATCCAGTCTTTCATTCCCCATTCGCTCCACTCTTTTAAGTGAGCCCATAAATCTGTTAGTAACTTCATATTACCTCCTCTTTTTCACTTTACCACCTTTACGCATAGTCAACGGTTGACCAGTTGCTTTAGCAGTCTTCTGGGCTTGGTGAAATCCTGGTGATGTACTAGGAAATTTTTTAGCACCTACTTTAGGTGTCATACTTCCGCCCATATTCTTTTTTTGTGGTTTAGCAGTTTTTGCACTTTTAACAAAGTCTTTTTTCGTTGGGGCACCTTTAGCGCCTACTTTTCTCATTTTTTCACCGCTGCCAGCTTTTATCCTAGCTCTTTTTGCGTGTATATTTGCGTATAATCCTGGTTTAGCCACAATGTCTCCTTTAGTGTATCGTTGGTTTATCGACCGAGTAATATAATTCCTGTATTACTTCTTCTTGTATTATAAACGTTTCTGCCACAGCTGCAAACATATTTGCTGCACCTTCTATGCCAAGTCCACTTACATACATGTTTCTGCAAACAGCCATCAAAGCTCCACATACTTGTAGATAATCATCTGGATGTTTAATTTCGCTGTTAGCTGCATCTTCTATCTTTTTCATAGTCACAGCTATTTTTTCAACTTTATTTTTAATCTCCTTTAGTTTTTGCTCGTCCATTTGTCCTCGCTATTTTTTCGTTTGCTTCTGACTTCATTGATTCTCTAGAATTAATCATGTTTTCTTTAAACATAACCATTGCTTCTTCTGAATCTTCTTTGTTAACATCAGCAGCCATTTTCATTATTCCTAAAGTGGTGTCGGCTTCTAATTTGTCTCTTTCGATATCTAATTTTTCTCCTTCTACCATAACATCTTTTTGAACTTTCATTTGTGTTTCCATAGCTTTAAGATCTAATTCTTGTTGTTTAAGTTTAACAAGAGGATCTTGAGCTTCTTTACTAATTCTAGCTTCTTCGTCTTGAGCTAATTTCATAGTCATTTCAGCTTCTATCTGTGCTTGTTTAGCAGCCTGCGCATTAATTAATTGCTGCATTTGCTGTTCTACTTGCTGTGCCATTTGTGGATTTTGTTGTGCTTGCTGTTGTGCTTGCTGTAATTGTTGTGTTTGTTCTTTAAATTCTTCATGCACCATTGCACCAGCCATTAAAGAAATGTGCTCACAAATATGTGCTTGTAGTAAAGAATAAATCTGAGGATTAATTTGAACCATACGTGTAAACATAAATTCAGCATGTGCTTGTATGTGTGCCTGATGATCTTGCATAGGAAAAGCTTTAGGTGCTTTACCATTCATCGCGCCTGCATTTTCACTAGAAGGACCCATTGGTTGAGGTAATTCAGGATCTGGTTTAAGTATAGAATCAACATTATCAACGCCCATTGCATCATACATTCTTCTGTATGCTTCACGCATATTATGTAATCCAGGATTTGCTGTAGCTAATTGTAGCTGCTGCTGTGCTAATGTAACACGTTGTGCCATGGAAAAGATGTTAGGATCTGATACTGGGATAACATCAACACGATCATCAAAATCTTGTTGTTTAATCATTTGATTACCACCTACTACTTGGTAAGGATATTCTGGTGGTAAGTACAATTGAAATACTTTAGCCAATAATTTAAATTCTATTTTTTGTGCGTAATGTAATCTTTTGTGAATAGCTGACATAACTTTAGTTCCTCTTTCTAAAAGAGCCATTGTTGTGCCTACTGGATTCTGTTCATTACCTTCACCCATTTTCATATCTGCAATAGCAGCAAATGATTTACCTGCATCAACAGCAAAACCTAGTAATTGAAACAAAGTACCACTTGGTTCTTTATAAGGCAGAGGTAATAATGATTCCTTAATAGATGTACCTGTTACGTCTACATCTCTAAACTCACCTGGTTGTAATGGTGTGTCGTCGTCACGTATTCGCATACCTCGTGCTTTAAATCCTGCCGGCAAGTTAGCAAGAGTACCTGCATCAATTAATTGTCGCAAAACACTTGTTGCAGTTCTTGATAACCCACCTAGCATGTGTATTAGGCCAAAGCCGTAAAAGCCTAGACCTGGGAGGAACTTGTAATGTACAAAATAAGAAATCTTTTTAAAATCTGGATCTCCTTCTTTATAATTTCTATAGATAGATAAAATTTCTCCAGAGTATTGATCTATTGTTATAATAAAAGGAAGCTTAACACCTGATGTGTCTTCAAACCCTGGTACGTCTGTTGTAATGTGCATTTCTAAAAGAGTATGCTCATCTTCGTCTTGTCCATATTCACGTTGCACACCTTCTAGAGTGTTTACTTTTTCTTGTGCTTCAGAAGTTTCTACTTGTCCTGTTGTAATAGGTATGTCTCTGTAAAAACCTTGTAGCTGTTGTTTTCTAATATCGTTGCCATTTGTTTTAATAACGTGTGTAACTCTAGCTGCATTTTCTAAATCAGTAGCCATGTAGTTTATTACTAGATCTTCTCCCGTTACAAACTTTGCACACGCACGTTTCATTAACGCATCATAATAAATCTTTTTAAAAGCAGAACCAGAAAGTGGTAGATAAAATAACAATTGGTCCATGTCTGGATCATACTCTTGCATGATTTCTGTTATTTGATAGTTCATAAATTGTTGAACTCTTTTTGCCTGATCTTGTACTTCAGGAGTGGAGAGTCCTACAACTTGAGTTCGTACGGGGCCGCTTGGGGGGAGAAGTTCCTTATACGCTTGAGCTTGAAATTGAGTTACAGACTCAGCGAGTAAGGGGTGTACGACCCCGGACGCTCCTTCGAAGGGCTCTGTTCGGTTTTCATATTTGAATCCTAACATGTCAAGGCCTTTGACGTAGGAATCTTCCCAGTCTTTCCTTGAGTCTTTATCCGCTTCGAAATCGTTTACTAGATCACTAGAAAAACGCATCAGTTCATCTTCTTCTATGTAATCTGCTAAATTGGCATTAAATGGTATGTTTGACGTATCAAGAACTTGTTCTTCTTCACCGACAACGGCACTGCCATCATCCATAATTTCTACGTTCTTTTCTATAACGTCATCTTGTAGTTGTATTTCTTCTCCTGTAGGCTCTATCTCTAAAGCGTCTGTTAAAGAACTTAAAGCTTTTTCTATATTGTTATTTGGATTTTCAGCCATTATTTCTTACCTTTTACTGAACCACCTTTTTTATAAATAGGTGTGCCTTTTTTAATTATGTCTTTGGCGATTTTGTTTTCTTTGATTAATATCATTGGAATCTCCCATCCCCTTTTTTTCTCATCAACTATAGCAGTTTTCATAAATTTTGCACCTACTTTTTTTGCAGCCTTTTTCATAGCTCCGTTCGCTATTGGTCCGTACGCTGTTAAATTACCAATAAAGTCTTTACTGCCTGGGCTTAATGTTAGATTTTTAATGGCTGGAGTAGAAATAGATAACCCATCATAACCACCTTCTTCTGCTACACGTAACAAGTATTTCATAACAAATTCATTGTAATCTTCACTTTTTCTAAGTGGTCCTTCTGGTATTCCTGTAGTATTTGTATTTTCAGCTAGTTTTGATTTTTCCTCTTCTAAAATTCTTCTAATCTTAGCTCTTTCTTTATTAAGTCTTACCAACCTAATTTGTGTCGCTTTGTTTTGAGGTTTTGTTAACAAGTCTTCTATCTTTGCCTGTATTAAACGCATCTGTTGTTCATTAGCATTTATTTCTTTTTTAAGCCTGACATCTTGTCGTGGTGCATATTGAGCATCTTTTACTAGTTCATCATAATCTCTTTGTAAATAACCATCCAGTCTGTTTCGTCCTTGCTTGGGAGTTAGTCCTTTTTTCTCAAATTCAGCATGTTGTTTTTTTAGGGCACGTTGTGCCATATTAATTTTCTGGTGCATGTCAGATTGTATTTCTTCTATATGCATTAGCCTTCTACCAAATTGATCTGTTCTATCTGATACACGTGTGTGAACTACACCACCAGCTCTTTGTCCTTGGCTTAATCCAAAATCATGGGCATACGTATAATTTGGTTCGCCTGATCGTAGTTTACCTGGTTTATGCGTAAATAAAAACTCACGGTAATTATCACCACCACTTAGTGTTTGTGTGCCCTCGTGTATAGCTCTACTATCGTATTTACTAAATCCTGAAGTTCTTTTTCCAAGGGCCGTGGATACTTGGGATAATACTTCTTTTACTTCAAATGGAAATCTTTGTGGAACACCTTCTTCTAAAGCATTCTTAACACCAAAATTTCTTTCCACCATTTCATTTATTTTATTACTAAGGATTGCTTTTTCATCTGCATCTCCGCCTAATCGTTGTAAAGGATTAATAACAGTTTTCATGTAATCAAAAAATCCTTTTACTTGTGGGTTACGAATAGCTTGGGTATCAATTTTATTTAAACTTCTTTCCACTTTACTCAGTACTTTAGCACCCGTGGCATCACCTAAAGCGATGACATCAAAAGTAGGAGCCATTTCATCAAACTCTTTTACCAATTTTTCTTTTGATATAATTTGTTTACCCATTTGTGATAAGTACGGCGCTAATGAAGTATCATTTAATTCTTGGTCTTTAATAATAGGTAATCCTTTAGGATTAAGTATTCCGTGTTTACCTCGTTTCATAAAGTCTAACCACTGGTTAGCTTGCATTGCTTCAGAAGGTGCGTTAACTATTTTCTCACGTGAGTTCCAAAACATTGCACCAGCAGTGTCTTCTATAGGTTCAGCTTTTTTAGCACCAGCAGTATACATGTCAGCGTATTCATTATTTCTTAAAAAATCTCTTGCTTCTTTTCCTGTGTCAAAGTCTTTTATTGGTAAACCATCTTCATCAAAAACGGTAAAGGGTTTATCCGGGCGTATTGGTCCTTGGACACTAGGTCCTTCTAACTTAGCTTTGTAGTCAGTTATCTTTCCCATTACTTTTGGAATTTTTCTAAGTAACCCACCTTTAGCTTTGTTAATAAATTGTTCACCCATAGTTTTAATAGAGTAACCTAAAGGGTCCGGTCCTTTTTCTGGAGGCACAGCTCCTGGTTTTCTTGCAATGCCACCGCTGTTGTAAGATTTGTAAAAATTATGGGCACCATATTGATTAAGATACTTTGGCTCTTGTGCTAGGCCAAAAGAATTACCTTTAAAATTTACACTTGGAAGTGCAAAAAAATCTGCGCCTTGTGTAAAGTCTTCTATTTCTCCTGATAAAACTTGACCAGCATATTTGTAATAATCATCGTAAAGATCTAAATCTTGTCCCTTAAAATCAGAAAAAAATCTTGTATTTTTATCTGAGTAAGGGGTAAATTGATTTTTACCAGATAGTACACTTATAATTGGGCTAATACCTTGGTTTGAATTTGATCCGTATCTATTTATGTAATTAGGATGATTTGCTCTATTATTTATTACGTGAGCAACTCCATATCCTCCTTGTTGAGAAGAATCTTCTGCCATCATCATTCGTGCCATGGCTTCTTGATCAGTAAGATTTTTTATAAAATTAAATCTAGTAGGGTTTTCAGGTTTAGGTTTAAATCTAGGTCTTACATCCCCACCTTCCCTGTACGAGTGTATATTACCACCTCTAAACTCTTCTTCAAATCTCATTTCGTCGTCCTCTAATTTTCTTTGAGTTTGTTGTATCTTTTTATCTTTAGCTATTTGAGCTTTTTCTTTTGTTTTAAAGATACTACCAGAAGGTGAAAAAGAATCAATAAAGCTTTCGAATAGATCTGAATAGTCGCCACCTTCAGGCGTTGACATATAATCTTTTATATAATCATCTCCATCGCCACGCATTAATCCCATCTTCTTTTCAAACTGGCTCATTTGTGTAGGCGTTGTTACATCCCATACCAAAGGATCGTCTTTTGCAAAATCATCAGGACCAGTCATGTAGTAATTTTCATCTACTATTTCTACCTGCCCTGTTTTTCTGTCCATGTAAATATGTTGGTTGTTTTGAAAATCATCACGAATATCAAACTCTACATGTAAGTCTCCATTTTTAGGTCTGTATAAATTTACGGGAACTCTATAGCCATCTGAATTTATGACTTCAAATTCTTGTTTTTGCCCACGATAATCATCTGTTACTTTTCCAGTGCTGCTGACCTTTGTACCATTTTTCATTGTGTGGCTCATGTATGCCCCTTTTGTACCTATTTGATCTAATACACCAATCATTGATTTAACCCATGGTGGTGCAAAACGTGACGCTTCTTTTACTGCAACCTTGGGTAATACTTTAGCAACAGTTCGCATTGGCAAAGCTGTTGAAGCGGCCAAGGCCCCAGAGCCTTTTAAAAATTTACGTCTAGACATTTGAGCAGCTCCACCAATGATGTCTTTAATTAGACCACCTTTTGATAAACTGTATTTGTCTATTAAATCATATTCAGCAAGTGGTCGTATAATACTGTCATCTAATTCTTTTATGTAATTATCTTTTCGCTGAGCAATTTCTCCTCTAGGTCTTGCTCTGTTTATTCCTTGAGGTTCGTAAAAAACGTTATCAATATCTAATGCTTTACTTAAATCTTTTGAAACAGGAATAATGTGACTTATTTCTGGTCTATCACTTTTTTTAAGTATACCAGCTCTTTCTGCGCGTGTTCTAGTGGCAGCTCCTATATTTCTTTCTTTTAACATTTTTCCCCAAGCAGAAGCGTCTACTTGCTTTATAATATTTTCTACTGTTTCATCTTCTGGCAATCTTGAATTTCTAATAGCTCTATTAATTTGTAGAAATAAAGAAGTTTTTGAATTAACACCACTTCCCATTTTATTCATTGATAATGAATCTATTTCTTTAAATAAATTCATTATTTTATTATAATTTTTTTCATTAAGACCAAGATCTGATTTTAATTTTCTTTCAACAGTGATTGGATTATCAAACTTATCGTATTCTTTATAACGTCTTCCAAATGAAGAAAGTCCCATTTCATATGGTTTATAATATTCTCCTGTTGAAGGATCTATTCTTTTAGCTAAAACAGCTTTTCTTGTATTACTTATATCATGACGATCAAATAATCTTCGCATGTCATCTTGGGTAAGTCTAAATAATTCTTTATCAGACATACCTTCAAGAGTGTCCCTAATGTATTTATTTTTAGCTTTGGCTTCTTTAGAAAGAGTAGTTTTATTTTGTTTACTAACAGCCGGCCTAGCTTCAAGTTCAGCTATTCTTTTTTCTTCTACTACACGTGGCACAAATCCATTAATTGGTTGTCCTTTATCACCTCTTATTTGCGTAGGGACAAGATCATTAAGTTCATATCTCTTGCCACCATAAACCGCGTGGGATTTTACTTTCTGTCCTTTTTGAGGTCCACCTGGAATACCTTCTTTTAATTTTTTAAAAATAATTTTAGCAAGTTTTACTTTAGCCATAATTACTCGTCTATACTTTGATCAACAAGGTAGGCTACGCCTAGACCTTGGCCTCCTTTATTTCTAAATTGATTTATACCTTCTGAACCAAAGTTTGCAATGTGCTTCCAACTATTCATATTTTCTTTAAATTTAGGAATACCAAAATTAGTGCTTTTTCCCCATTGAAGTGCACCAGGGGCAAGTTCTCTTGCTATTCTGCTACCTGGTATTTGATTTGCGTACTTTCCTAATTTATTTCCAACAGTAAGAATTCCTTTTCCTGATATTAACAATTCAGGTGCTACATTTATTAAATTATTTGCAAATTTTTTCGCTTCTGGTGTGTTGTAATTATAACGTGGTAAAAACCCTAATGCTTTTTGATCTTCTTCTGATCCTGTAATACCTGGGCCATTGTCGGTGGGCGAACGATCAAACATACCATAATCAAATTCGCTAGGCTCACCAATTGAATAAGAACTTGCAGCGTCTTCTACATTCTCAAATCCACCAGCATCATTATACGCTGTTATGTAATCATCATTAGCAAATTTTAATCTTACATCTATGTCATCATAAGGAGATATATTTGGGTTTAAATCAATGCTATCTAATTCATATTTTCCGTGTTTAGATAGCATTTCATTTTGATATTCTTTAGAAGCCCAATCAGCATAATCTTGTCCTGCAAGACGCCACTCATTTTTATTATTATACATGTCTCTTACCCCTTCTGAGGATAATTCATACCAACGATCAAATAAACCTTTTCTGTCGGATAGCATACTTGCTCTATCTTCGTTTGAATAAATAGAAGAATCATAAAGACCTCCAGGTTCAGTAGAAGATGTCCAATCCATGAAATCTGAATAAGCCATTTGTGGTGTATAATTTAAAGACATGTCTTTATCGGTCATTAGTTTAATTTGCGAAGCATTATTTTGTGTATTAAATCCTGATGCATTTTTCCAAGATTCATACAAGCTATCCCCACCCATGGGTCCTTGGTACCCCACTTCTGTTAAATATTGTCTATCTATAAAAGGAGAGTACTTTAATTTAGCTTGTTCTGCATCTTGTACTAAAGTTGTTGGATCACCTAAAGTACCAAAGCTAAGATTAGAAGCTAAGTCCGTTAAAATTGTTTTAGTTCCTTGCCCCATTGGCTCTACGTCGTATTCTAAAAATTCTGGTAAAAAAACATTGTTTGCACGTTTCATAGCATTGTCAGCAATAGAAGCAGAATTTGCTACAATATCTCCTCCAAAATCTGCAACCTCACGTGCTATATTATAACCGTGCCCTAATAAGTCTTGGCCACCACGCGCAATTGCTTGTGCTTTGTTTGAAAAATTACTTTCGCCAAATAATTTTTCAAAGTTTGATGTATCATTTTCTGCAAGATTTTTGTAACTTTGACCAGCGTCAGCTGCCTGCTCACCATACTGTTTTAAAAAAGGCGATACAAAATTAACAAATTTTTTTGCTGGTGAAGAATCATTATAAAAATTAGATAATATTCCTGTTCTATCTTTTTCCATTAGTAGTAGCTTCTCCCTCCGACTTTAATTTTTTCTTCATCTTCGTAATCATCGTCTAATGTTACAAAGTATCCTTGTCTGTAACGCATTAGCGCTTGCGTGGTAGAATCCACGTAGTCATCATTGTCACCGAATGGAAATGCTGCACATTCTTCGATAACTTCTTCAGCGAACGATTTATTGGGCGCCCAAATAGCTCCTGATTCGAATAGCGGAGCTACGCTGTTTACCCTCGTGTGTTTATCATTTCCTCGAGAGGGTGTATAATTTATAACAGGTATTCCTGATTTTTGCAACTCATGAGTTAATGGGAGGCCACTGGCCTTGGCTTCTATAAGAACAGCCTCTGGTTCCCAGTACTCATACTCTTCCATTGCTTTTGATTTTAACTCAGGAAAGTTCCACCGGCCGCGTTTGGCGTCCAGTAAAATTAATGCCGTACGTTCTCCTTCCACTGGTGTAAAAACACCCCACGTTGTTATAGCAGAATAGTCTGCAGATTCTTTTGCACTGAATGCTGTGTCATAACTTTGTATAACATATTGTAATTCTGGTATATCTTCATCTTCCCAAGTTTTCCACCACTCACGTTTTATAAGAGCACCTTCCTCGGACGTAGGTTGCTGCATCCATTGTGCTTGCCACTTGGTTAGAGGTATAGAAGCCTTGACTCCTTCTAAACCTTTCATGGTCCAAAAGTTACCCCACATAGGTTTATCATTTATAATAGCTGGAAACTCGACAACTTCCCATTGATCTGACATGTCGTCTTTTCCTTGTGCGTCTAATAACTTTCCTGTTAGGTCTTTTATCGACCAACGCGTCATTACTAGGACAATAGCACCACCAGGCTGAAGACGCTGACGAGGGCCAGAAGTATACCACTCATAATGAGCATCGAGGACATGAGGGGATAGCGCATCTTGCTCAGAATGAGGATCATCAATAATAAGAAGATCAGCCCCTCGACCGGTAATAGCACCGCCAACACCAGCAGCAAAATACTCACCGCCATGATTCGACTCCCAACGTCCAGCAGCTTTCGAATCTGCAGCCAGTTTAACTGTAGGAAAAACTTTTTCATATTCATCAGATTCTATCAAATTTTTTGCTTTACGTCCAAATCTGATTGCTAGTTCTCCTGTGTGCGTAGTTTGTATCAATTTTGCCTTAGGATGGCGGCCCATGTAAAATGCAGGAAATAAATGCGATGCAAACTCCGATTTTGTGTGTCTTGGGGGCATATTTACAATTAATCGCTTTAATTCGCCGTTTGCAATGCGATTTAGCTTATCTGCGTAAATTTTATGGTGTTTTCCCTCTACAAACTCCGGCCAAACCTGTTTTACGAAGGACATAAAGTCTTTTTGGGCTTTTTCTTGCTTTTCTAGGACCGCATTCTTCAAAATATACTTTAAAGTTTGCGTATCTAGTGATTCAAGGCTCTTCATTCTTGTTCTTTTAAGTTATAATGGTAATTATCGTCATCTCCAGCCGTCCATTTAGATTTATTCTCTACAGAGTAGTATTCTGTTGACACCTTAAAGTCAGGTTGTAGTGGTTTTGCTGGTGTAAGCGATTTATCGTAGAAAATGACACGGTTATTTGGTTGGGCAGCGAAATGTCCGTTGTCCAATTCCAATATGTTAAACGATTTGTGCTCTTCTGGGACTTCTGAGTAATTTACATTAAGGATATTTGTATCCGCATGAGCATTATCTATCGTAAACAGGTATTCACCATAGTACCATTTTTTTGAAGGCGCAAGGTATTTACATCTAACTCCGGATATAGAAGCTTTTTCTACAATTGTTAAGTGGTAGCTAAATGCATCCCATAATTGTAGCTCTTCTAATTCAAGATCTAGATCAGTAGGAGCGTTAACAAAAGCGCTAATAGGCAGCTTATCGTATAAAGCACCATATTCCGGCAGATACGTTTCAAAGTAGAGCGCTCTACCTTGGATAGATTTACAGCTAATCCAAACACCTTCTACAAATTCTCCTTTTCCTTTTTGATGATCATATAAATATTGCTTTTTTACAAGAACTTTTATTGGAGGTAAATTAGCTACTAAAAATGACATACAAAATGTTTAATTTTTTTTAAATTTTTTATAACGTTTTTTGTGGTGATTGTCACTCTCAAACAGTGCAAACCCAGTTCTCAATTCGGGTTCTGATATAGGGGGTGTAGGGGGGTCAGACTTTCCGTCCGCCGGAGTCCCGGGCGCCGCCTGCGACATGGTGTCACACCCGGGCGACTTATCCACAGGTTATGCACAGCCACTAGATATAGTAGTAGCTGTGCTGAGAATTAACTAGTGACTAACCAGCTAAACCTAATCGTTGTAGTAAGTACCCTACATCTTTTTGTAAATGTCTAATTAAATCTATTGATTCAACATTACTATTGCCTTTGTTATCAACAACCCATTCAACTGTGCTATTCATAAGCACACCAGATATAAGTTTCCAATCCAAGCTAGACTTAGCAGGAACAGATGAGATGATTGATTCCAAGTCGCCAACACTTGCGTGGTCTTTGGCATACTCTATTACTTCTTGCATAACAGGGGTAATGTCAACACCCTTGATTGATTCAACAGGAACTAATGAGTCCATTGTTTGTTCTTCGTTTTTGTTAGTCATTCTAATTCTCCTTTAACTAATTGTTATAATAAAGCTATACATTACAACCCACATA